CGCCACTGAGGCGGGGGCGACGGTGTCGCTGGCTGCGGCCAGCCCATTCCTATGCCGGTGCAGAGGAATTGGGGGGTGGCGCGGGCTGGCGCCTGCCCACTTCCATCCAATCCGGGTGGAGTACAGCGACGACTGTGCTCTCCAGCAGACGCTGTACCAATTGCTGCTGGTCGCCGAGTCAGCCTACTGGCTCGGCGTAGGTGATGAGAGAGAGACGGACGCCATCGACGGCGCGGTGCACGCCCTGCGCTACGCGCTGGCGCTGAGCTCGGAGCCGCGGCCCTGGCGGGTCTGGATGGGGGCAGCCGCCGTAGAGTATCACTACGTGGTAGCCACGAGCGTCACGGACGCCGTCCGCGCGGCTGTGCGCAGCATCGGCCGCGCGGGCGGCGCGGCCGTAGACATAGAGGTGCACTGCTACGAGTCGGCGGAATCCGACACGAGATCGGTGCTACTAGGGGCGCCGTGAGAGCCTGCTTGCGCGACGAGGTTCGTCGCGCTAGGATATGAGTATGACCCGAAGAGACAAGATGCTGAACGCGCTGGACACGGCGGATCTGGCCTACGCGCGCGCGCGTCGCCTGGTAGAGACGGCGCAGACTCGCCCGCAGCACGCGTATGCGCTAGAGCAGGTCACCCACGCCGAGCGCGTGAGCGCGCATGTGCGGCGCGAGCAGCTGCTGTACGATTATCTGGAGGCGCTATGAAAGTGCGGCGAACGCGCCGCACCGTCGGGAGGCGCATGCGTGCCGCGGTGGACTACGTCATCGCGCACCCCGGCTGCGTGATGCGTGAGGTCGCACACGCGATCAGTCCCTCACCCACGCCATCGCGCTGCGAGGCCTACGGCTATGATCCGGTCTGGCGCGCCGTGCGCGCGGGGCTGCTAGAGGTGAGACCTCACCCCACACACAAAAACTGGACGGTGCTGTATCCGGTGGGGCACATCCCCGCTACGATCGGCACCGCCTCGAGCGACTGAGCTAGCGCGGCGATGTTCGACGCGCTAGGCTGGGATCATGGCTAAGCAATACTCAGTAATCAGCGCGGACCCCTCGTTGCCCAGTCGTGATTTCTTCTGCGCGTTTCGCGCCGCCGCCTACGCGGCGCGCTGCGGCGGACGGGTGGTGTACCTGTGAGCGGCAGGCGCCGCTACCTAGCGCTGCTCTATCGGTCGAGACAGGCCGGCACCGTGGCGCTGGTCACTGACTGGGACGCGTGTCCGCAGGAGGCGATAGACCTCCTGAGGATCCCCGAGGGGTCGGTGACACAGGATCGCGTCGCGAGGGTGATCGCGTTATTGGCGGACGTGGACACCCTGTTCGCGCCGATCGACTACCGCAATGTGGGAGAGCTGTTTACATCCGACGTCGTGGACCTGCGCACCGGCGCAGGATGGGACTGCTAAATGGAAAAAATCACAACGTACGAGTATGTGGGTCGTGTCATGGCCCGGCAGGGGCGCCCCTGCCTGGACCACCGCGGATGGCCGGCCGCCGTCTATCGGGATCTGCGCAGCCCTAGCGGGGCGTGCCTAGGGGTGCGGATGTCCCAGGTCATGTGTACGGACATCGAGCAATCGGTGGAGAGTGCAGTGGCCGACGGCCACGATCGCGAGCTCCTAGCCGATCTGGAGTGGGCGCACGAGCGCTGGGCTGCGGGCGGGGACTGGGCAGATCTCTACGCCGCGGTGGGAGAGATGCATGACATCCGAGCGTAAGCGCACCTCCGCACACAGGAGTGTAATCAACGCGGCCAGCACCCCGCCCGCGCCGCGTAAGCGCGTGAGTCCCCCGATCACGCCAGCGCAGCGAGAGGGGATGGCACGCATCGCGGCGGAGCGCAGCGAGCTGGCCGCCGTGCGCGCGGAGCTGGGGCACGGTAGAGGACAGGCCAGGATATCGGCCGCAGCGAAGGAGATACGTAGGTTGCACGACACGGACCCACGCTTACACAGCGTGCGCAGGCTGTGCATCCGCTTCGGGGTCAGCGAGTCCTACATGGCAGCCATCATCCGAGGGGAGCTCCACGTCACGGCGAGGCCGTGGCTGTGGCGCACGGTCCCGCGCGAGAGGTACGCTGAGACGTTCCGGCGCCTCGCTGCGGAGGCGCGCGCGCGGCACGACGCCGTCTCGGCGGAGCGGTATGACAGGCAGGCGGCTGCGGCCGGGGAGGATGTGGGACAATGAAGGTAGTGCTGGGAAATCAGGGGCGGATGCCCTCCAGGGGCACAGGTGGCAGTGCGGGGTTCGATCTGTACGCGGCATGGGCGCGGGTGGTGTACCCGGGGCCGCCAACGTTGATCCCCACAGAGGTCGGATTCGAGCTCACACCTGGGTACACGGGGCTGATCGTCGGACGTAGCAGCATGCTGCTGCGGGGCATAATTACCTACCCCGGCGTAATCGACTCGGACTACCGTGGCGAGATCCTAGTGGCGCTCGCGTGCGTGGGCGACGCGCCTATCGAGATCTCCGAGGGGGAGCGCGTAGCGCAGATATTGATCGTGCCGGCGTGGGGTAGTGGCCCACAGGAGAGACTGGTACAGATCCCCAGTCACACGCCGTCCGCCCGCGGCGCGGGGGGGTGGGGCAGCACGGGTGTCTAGCGACGCGCTGGCCATCCTGCGAGCGCGTACACCGGAGCATATCTCGAGGTTCGCCGAGGCGTACAGCAGCACACTGGACGCCGCCGCCGCCGCCGCGTCAGTGGCCATGCCGGGACAGGAGCGCGCGCTCATGCGCGACCGACGCACGCTGACGTACCTGCAGGCGCTGTCGGGACATCTGCGGGAGACGTATGCCGCTGTGCGGCACGAGGCGATAGGGATGCTGGTAGCACTCGCCAGTTACGACCCGGGCGCGGCTCTGGCGCCCGGTGGCGGCTGGCTGCCGTTCTCCCAGTGGCCTACAGATCTGCGCATGTCGGTGACAGACATAGAGTTCACCGAAGACGGGGAGATGAAGAAAGTCAAGTTTTCGCGCAGGCTTGACGCCGTCCAACTACTATTAGACCTAACAGGCGACAAGGTCGCACAGATCGCGGAAGCACGGCACACCGTAGTATTCGAGTCGCAGGAGGAGTAGATGGACCCACACAAGCCTACGTACAGTCAGATCCTGGCTACACACCTAGCGGCCGATCACCACCCACACCCGATCGTGGCAGAGATCGCGAGATACCTGACGCGCCGGACGCCCGATCTGCAGATCGCGATAGTGAGGTGTGCGCGGCTGCTCCACGCCGTCGTCACCGGGACAGTCCTGGCAGACGGCGACCTATTCGACATAGTGTGCTCCCCCGCACTGGCACGCGAGCTACAGCAGGTGTACGCGTACGGCGCCAGGAAATACGCGTACGGCGACTACCGCACACGCCCCGCGCGGTCTCTCGACTACGTAGATGCCGCGCTCAGGCACGCGATAGGGCACGCTGTCACAGACACAGATAGCGAGTCGGGACACCTACACCTCACACATTGTCTGTGGAATCTGTGGACAGCGGAGGACCTACGCAGGCTGGCGGACGATCGGATGCCAGCGCAGACTACACTGCCCGCACGATCTACGTGACGGCGCAGCGGATCGCTAGCGATCCGCAGAGACTCGCGCTAGGATCTGTCTATGCACACGACGACGACACTATACACATTCGCTACACGCCGCCTAGACGGCCAGCCGCGCAAGGTGCCCGCGGGGGCGGCCTGCGAGATCGTAGCCAGCTACGTCACGGACTACGGGTGTACCGTGGTCGATCTACGGATCGCAGGCCGGTACACCAGGTGCGCCATACACCTGATACAGGGGGCGGCATGAGCCTCGTGACCCACGCGTATCTAGAGCTGTACGATTCTGACAGGCCGATATCCGCGCTCTCCTACACGGTAGTAGGTGACGACATCATCGCTACATTCCGCGAGAGTGAGGTCGACATACATGACCTCCTCTGCGCCGCAGAGGTGTGTGTCGGCCAGCAGAAGCTGGTAGGGCTGACCATCCGGTCGATACAGATGTCAGACTGTGATGAGTACATCACAGTTAGGATGAGAGGTAGGTGGATATGACCCACTGCAGGATTTGCGGGGCTAAGATGGTGCCGCTGTTCACTTCATCGGTGTGTAGTGCGGAGTGCGACCTCCCCGTTAGGCCGCGCAAGCTATCGAGCGCGGCGGATACCACGCGGGACCTCCGCCGCGAGCGGATGATCGAGGTCGATCTGTACATCGGCGAGATCCCCGTATAGTGGCGGCAATCCGCCTACAGCCGGGACCCCAAACCACAGCCGCAAAAAGCCGCGCAACCATTGTGCTTTTTGGCGGCGGCAGAGGGGGCGGGAAGTCGCGGCTGCTGTGCCACGAGGCAGCGCGGCACCACGACACCCCGGGGTACGCTGGGGTGATATTCCGCCGCACGTATCCCGAGCTTCGAGGGCCGGGGTCGCTGTGGGAGGAGATGCGCTCATTCTACCCTAGGCTCGGCGCCGAGATGGTAGACAGTGCACTCACCTGTACGTTCGAGTCGGGCGCTGCCATCGTGCTGTCGCACATGCAGCACGAGACTGACGCCGACAGGTGGAAGGGGAGGCAACTCGCCTTCATCGGATTTGATGAGCTCGACTCGTTCACCGAGGCGCAATTCTGGAATCTTTTCGCATGCTTGCGTACCACGAGCGGGGTGGCGACGCGGATTATCGCGACCACGAACCCGAACGCCGACAGCTGGGTACTAGAGCTCGTGCGCCCCTACCTTACCCCAGAGGGCTACCCCGATCCGCTCATGGCGGGGCGAGTGCTGTGGTTCGGCCGTACGGACGGGCAGCTGCGCTGGTGGCAGTCGGAGTCTGCCGCGCTCGCTGACGGCGTACATGCGGTATCGTTCACCTTCATTCCGTCGATGCTGTCGGACAACGCCATACTCATGCGTAAGGATCCGAAGTATGCGCAGGTGCTCAACGCTCTCCCCCCTGTAGAGCGAGCCAGGTACCTGTACGGAAATTGGTTCGCGCGGAAGACATCCGGCAGCTATTTTCAACGCGCGTGGTTTCCGCTCGTACAGAGACCACCAGCGCCAGCTGACGTCCTACGTGTGTTCCGCGCGTGGGATCTGGCTGCTACCCCGGTGGCCACGGACCTAGTCCCAGGCGCACCCCGTGTCACAGCAGTCACAGAGGGCACCGCGCGCGACGCTGACTGGTCGCGAGGCGTCAAGCTCGCACAGGTGCGCAGTGGCGCATACGTCATCCTCGATGTAGTCAGCGCTCGCGACACGCCGGGGGCCATCGAGTACCTGGTCCGGACCACGGCGATCGCTGATGGCCCGCACTGCCGACAGGTCATGTGGCAGGACCCCGCACAGGCGGGGGTACACCAGATAGAGCTGTACTCTCGCGCACTCAGGGGGATCGCACAGCTAGCTACCTGTCGGTCGATGAATCCGCTAGACGTCGCTCAGATCGTGAGCGGGCAGGCGTGGGCAGGTAAGATAGCAGTGTTACAGGGCGCACACTGGGAGGGTGAGTTTTTTCGCGAACTTGAGGGGTTCCCCCGCAAGGGCATACACGACGACATCGTGAGCGCGCTCGCGCTCGGAGTCGTACACGGGCTGGAGAACCCACATCTGGTGATCGCGCACAGCACAGAGGTACTACCCAGTACCGAGGTCCCGAGGCCCTCCGGCTTGCGCCCTACGCAACCTACAGCTAAGACTAGGTGGACATTTCGCTGATGATCCTACCTCCGCCCCTCCCCGGTCCACTCCCCTACACCCTGGCCGAGATACTACGTTTCCTGACCGGTGTTGACGCCTGCGCAGATCTGCGCCATAGTACGCCAGACGAATGGCGTCCATACAAAGCCTCACCAGGGTCACCGACCCCGCACAGCGGTGGGCAAGCGGTGTAGGGCCGGTCACACCGGAGACTGTATTCGCACTGCTGTCCGCCGCCGCCCGCGGCGACAATCAGGCGTATCTGACGCTGGCTGCGGAGATGGAGGAGAAATATCTCCATTATTCCGCTCAGTTATCCACGCGGAAGCTGGCGGTAGTGGGGACGCAGTGCGTGGCAGCGCCAGCGGATGCGAGCCCGCTCGCAGAGACGATCGCGGCGGATGTCCAGGAGCGCCTGCTCGACTCTCCGCTGTGGGAGACCTTCGGTCTAGACTTGCTAGACGCGCTAGGCAAGGGGTACTCTGTCGTACAGCCCCACTGGTCCACGCACACCGACAGATGGGTGCCCAGTAAGTACGAGTGGCTCGACCCTCGATTTTTCGGCTTCGACAAGGCGACACTGTCGGAGCTGCGCCTACGTCGTGATGACGGGGAGCTGCTACAGCTACCCCCGGGGCTGGTGGTCCATCAGCCCCGCCTGCGAACAGGGGTGCCGTGCCGCGGCGGGCTAGCCCGCCCGGCCGCCGTAGCCTACCTGTTCCAGTCTGCGACCGTGTCGCAGTGGGTAGTATTCTCGGAGACGTTCGGCATGCCTATCCGTATAGGTAGGTACGATGCGAACACGTCTACAGAGGACGAGATCAGCACACTGCGCAGTGCGGTGGTCAATCTCGGTCACAATGCCGCCGCGGTCATGCCTACGGGCATGTCTGTGGAGGTGCTAGATGGACGTAGGCCCATTAGCGGAGACAACGTGTTTCTTGAGCAGATCCGCTACTGGGACGCTCTAGTGAGCAAGCTCGTAGTCGGTCAGACGATGACCGCGGATGACGGGTCGAGTCGGGCGCAAGCCCAGGTGCACAACGAGGTGCGCCTAGATCTACAGGCGGCGGATGCCCGGGCGCTAGCCTCCACGCAGAGGCAGATCGTACGGCAGTACGTGGCGTACAACTTCGGAGAAGACGCACCAGCGCCCACTATCCGGTACGAGGTAGAGCCGCCTGAGGATCTGCAGGCGTTTAGCGCCGCTCTCGCGCCACTGATTGCCGCGGGACTACGGGTGAGTGCCCGTGAGGTGCGGGAGAAGTTCAGCCTACGCGAGCCCGCGGCGGGGGAGGAAGTTCTGACCCCCGCGCCAAAGTCTGTGGAGGTAAGCAAAGGTGGGAACCCTTGACATTTTTGGTGCGGTTGGCGAGCCAGGTAGTAGCCTTGCTGACGTTCGTGCGTCGGTGGAGGCAGGTGTCACACACGTCCGGATCAACAGCGGCGGGGGTGACGCCTTCGAGGGCGCGGCGATCTACGGGCTCTTGGCCTCCGTCGAACCTCCCGTAACCATTGAGATTTTGGGCGTGGCCGCGTCGGCGGCGTCGCTGATCGCGATGGCCGGCCGGCCCCTGCGGATGGCCGAGAATGCCGTCATGATGCTACACCGCGCGAGTTCTGCGGTGTATGGCGATGTGGACGATCTAGAGTCCAGTCTGCAGATGCTGCGCAGTGTCGATGCTGCGATGACGCGGGTGTACGCCGCCCGCGCTGGCGTCTCAGACGAGGTGGCGGGCGAGTGGCTGCGCGCCACCACATGGTTCGGCGCCGATGAGGCGCTAGCTGCGCACCTCGTAGACGAGGTGTTTGAACCGTCTGACACTGTGCGAGCAGAGGTCACCCTGGCTGGGAAAATAATACCTGTTCCGGAGCACTTGCGTACATTGGAGTCGCATGCTACAGAGCAGATTACGTGTGAGGGCAGTGTGATGAAGTTACTCCTAGAGAAGCTCGGGGTGGCCGAGACGGCCACAGAGGACGAGGCGCTAGCCGCGCTAGCGGGGATCCTCGGAGCTGCCAGCGTATCGCAGGTAGTAGAGACTCCCACCCAGGACCAGATCGCAGCACTACACGCAGCGACGGTCCAGGCCGCAGTCCAGGCTGCGGTGAGCGCCGGCAAGGTGCCGCCGGCCTGTCGCGAGCAGGCAGTCGCAGCGTGCGGCAGCACACCGTCGCAGCTATCAGCAGCTGTGGCATATTGGGAGAAGGCTCCGAGGCTCACCCAGCCGACTGTGGTAGTTGGAGGCACACCCGTGCCCGCAGGTAAGCGCGTGCTCACAGCAGCGCAGGCAAAAATGGCTAAACAGGCGGGGATCACTGCGGAGCAGTTTCTCGCCTCTCGGTACGGGGAGGTAGGCTAAATGGCTACACGTAAGACGCGGCGCGCAGTCGGCGATTGTCGCCGACATGGCGTGAACGGTACGTCAGTGATCGAACGAGGCCACATTGTGGTCTTGGACTCCGACGGCTACGCCAAGGAGGCGAGTGTAGCCACCGGGCTGGTGTGCGGGGGCATCGCCCTCACGTCCGCTGACAACACCAGCGGTGCGGACGGCGCTCTCACCGTAGAGGTGGGCGTAGGCAGTTTCGCACTTGACATGAAGGCGGGTGACGAGCCCACCATCGCGAATATCGGCGATGTCGTGTATATCACCGGTGTAGCTGAGGTCGGTGCTACCAGCACCGGGAGATCGGTGGCCGGTGTGCTAGAGGCGATCGAGGGTACGCAGGCGATCGTGTCACTAGGCACCTGGCCTCTGCAGGTCGGGTTGCTCGCCGCGAATAATCTCTCGGACGTCGGATCTGCAGCCACAGCGCGCGCGAATCTCGCCGCGAACCGCGGTCACTTCTCGGGCGAGAAAGTGTCGAGCAAGGCGTCTGACGCCGAGGTGTTCCGGATCGTCTGCGGATCAGCAGGCACGATCAGCGGATTCAAAACCGTGCTGAATGGAGCTCTAGCCACGGCCGACGCGGCTGTGCAGCTACAGCTCAATGGTAGCGACGTCGGAAGTACCACCACGGGGCTCGTGACGATCACGCAGGCCGCGAGCGCGGCGGGTGACGTAGACACGTGCACGCCGCTGACTACTAATCTGGTCTTTGCTGCGGGCGATGTGATTACAGCTGTAGTCGAGGGCGCTAGCACCGCGACCGGGACATTCAATTTCGTGGTGGAGTACACGTACTAATGGACATCAACTATGACTCACTGTCAGATTTCCATGCGACGCTAGACGCGAGTTTTCAGAACGCGCTGAAGGCGCCGCGAACGCTCGAATACCCTCAGATCTCTACTGAGATCCGATCAGGATCCGAGAGGAACGTCTATAAGTTTCTCAAGTCATTTCCGAAAATGCGCGAGTGGATTGGCCAGCGTCTCATGGACGAGACAGAGAGCGCGGGATACACGCTCGCCAACCGACTATTTGAGCTCAGTTTCAAAATTAAAGTCACCGAAATGCAGGACGATTCCGGGGGGCTGATCCCCATGTACGGGTCGATCGCTGGCCTCTACGCTGACAGCGTAGCGCGTTTTCCGGACGAGCTGATGATGGGCGAAGTGCTGCCCGGAGGCACGACCAATCTCTGCTATGACGGGCAAAATTATTTCGACACCGATCACCCGGTCGGCGCGTCGACGATGTCGAATATGATGGGTGGCGCGGGCACCGCATGGTATTTGCTCGACACGAGCAAGCCAATAAGACCCCTCATTTTTCAACCGCGTATCGACCCCACCTTCGCCGCGATGACGGATTTCGCGAACCCTCACGTGTTCGCGAATCACGAATTTGTTTGGGGCGCACATCGCCGCTGCGAAGGCGGCTACGGCATGTGGCAGACCGCTGTGCACTCAGCGCAGACGCTCGATGCAACGAATCTGCAAGCCGCGCTGACTCGCATGGGCAGCTTCACGGACGACCGGGGGCGCAAGCTCAACTGTCGCGGCAATCTGCTAGTAGTGCCGCAGTCGCTTGAATTTACGGCTAAATCTCTGCTCGATGTCCAGCGCCTCGCAAGCGGTGCAGACAATCTGATGTACAAATATCTCCCCGTCTTGGTCAGCGCACATCTGTAATCTCAATGGCATCTGACTCGATCACAGAGACACTACGTTCGATGTCCACAGCCCAGCTAGGCACGTGGGCTGCGGACGTCCACAAGACGGCGCTCAAATCGGACACCCGCACGGGGCGTCTCGAAGAGTGCCTGCGACTCATCACGCGTGTGCAGGCATCGCCAGTGCAGGCCGTGGCGATGGTGGTGCAGTCGCGATGCATCGGCCCCTGTCAGACCCGATTGCGCGGGGGCTACTGCCACTCGCGCAAGTGGATCACGCTAGATCCTCAGCCGACAGCAGAGCAGCTAGTGGAGCTCGCGGAGGACAAGTACATCGAGACTCGGAGCGTGAGCACAGAGTCATGAGCTACGCCACGAGAGAGCTGGCCGAGCTGCAATACGGTACGACTACCGTAGCGCTCGCGTGCACGCACGAGGGCGCGGCGGACTACGCCGCGTTCAACCGGCATCTACAGGTAGCGACGGACGAAATCGACGGCTACCTGCTAGGTCGCTACGAGCTGCCGTTGGCGACGCCGCCGGCAATCTTCGCCACGCTGTGCGTGGACATCGCGCTGTATCGCGCGTCGCTGAACGCTGACGTCCGCACGGACGAGATGCGCAAGCGCTATGATGACGCGCTCGAGTACCTGCGAGCGATCGCAGTCGGAAAAATCAAACTCAAGATCGACGTGGACACCACGGAGGTCAATCAGTCGCAGCAAGCGCGCGTCGTCGAGGGTCGGTCGATCACGACCACCGAGTACGCACGCTATTTCACCCCCGAGAACGTGCGGGGCGTACTGTGATCTCAGTACGAATCGATGCTTCGTCGCTAACGTCCGCATTACGGATGGTGAAGCGACTCGACGCATTCGCGAGGTCACGGACGCTGCTGGATTCTGTCGCAGCGCTAGTGCAGCAGCAGACCGTGCGACGAATCCGGTCCGAGAAATCGGATCCGGACGGTCGCGCATGGCGACCCTGGTCCCCGTCATACGCTGCGACGCGAGGCCCCGGGCACTCTCTGCTGATCGACACGCAGCTACTCGTGAGCACGTTCGCTCGCGAGGTCCGAGCGGATGGCGCTAGCGTCTACACTACGGTCCCGTACGCTGCGCCGAATCAGACCGCGCGCCCATTCCTTGGATTCGGATCCGCGTCGATATCCGAGGTGGAGACTCACGTGATCGATGAGCTAGCCACGGCGATCTCGCGTATCGCAGCCACGCCGAGGGCAGCATGAGCTCGCTGATCGACGCGCGCGACGCGTTCGTCACGGCGCTAGATGCCGCCCCCACGTTGAGCGGCGTCAACATCTACACTCACGGCGGGGAGTTTTCTCTCGCCGAACTTCAGCGCTTCGCGCGGCTCGCGCCAGCGCTAGTGCTCACTCTGTCACGATTCTCCGCGGATATTGTCGGTGGCGTCGTGCAGTCTAAGGCTCACTGGACTCTAGTCGGATTCACGCGAGACACACCCGCGGTGCCTCGCGACGAATCGTGTGTAGCTCTGCTAGAAGCTGCGACTACAGTCATGCTACGAACAGCAGCTGGCGCGGCTACAGTCAGCGGTGTAGCTTCGCGCGCACACAATGCTGCGGGTCGAAATCTCTACACTCTCGAGCTCGACAAGAGCTCGAACGTTGCGATGTGGGGCGTTGAGTTCGATCAGTTCGTGGATCTGGTCGAGACGGTCTCATCGGATCTGTGGACACAGATGCACATAGACTACGATCTCTACCCGCGAGACAACGACGCGGCACTAGGCGACGTGATCGAGGCCTCGGACGACATCGATCCGAGCGAGTAGGAGGGCACTAGATGGCTATCGGATTCTCGCAGATTCCTGCTCTGATCATGACGCCAGGCGTCTATGCTGAGTACGACACAAGCAACGCCGTGCAGGGAGTGCAGCTTCAGCATCACGAGATCCTCGTGATCGGCCAAAAGCTGTCTACCGGGTCTATGACCGCGGACACCCCGTACTCTTGCGACTCGGCCCAAGAGGCTAGGGTGCTAGCGGGCGAAGGGTCGTCGATCGCACTAGCTGTCGCTGCGCTCAAGGCCGCGAATAGCCTCACGCCCGTCACGGTGATCGGCGTAGCAGACAACGGCGCTGGTATCCAGCGTGTGCAGTCAGTCACGTGGACGGGCCCTGCGACTGAGACACGCGAGCTAGTGCTCTACGTGGGCGGCGTGCGGATCCCAGTCAGCGTCACGAGCGGAGACAGTGCCGCTGCCATCGAGACGAACGCACTAGCAGCTGTGGCGCTAGTCCGGGATCTACCAGTGGTCGCGACAGCGAACGCAGGCACCGGCCTAGATTTTACGGCCCGGCACAAGGGTACGATCAGCAACGCAGTCGAGGTGGGGCACTCGCAGCTCCCCGGAGAGCGTCCCCCTGCGGGCGTTGTAGTCACAGTCGCAGAGCTCGCGCCTGGCGCTACCGATCCGTCGTACACTGCCGCGATCGCCGCGATGGCAGACACGCAGTACCACACGATCGTGAGCTGTCTCGCGAGCGCGACAGTGCTTGGCGCGCTGGTCACTGAGGTGGAGTCTCGCACGGGTCCGATGCGCGCGATCGAGGGCGTGATCTTCGCGTGCGAGTCCGATACTCGTGCATCGCTGACGTCGCTGGGAAACTCGTACAACAGTGCAGCGCTCACGCTAGTCGGCACTGAGGTCTCAGCGCTCCTGCCCGCGAACTACGAGGTAGCGGCGTGCGTCGCGGCCGTGGATGCTGCGATGGTGCAGGTCAGCCCGGCGCTGAATAATGCCGGTCGCAAGCTCCCAGGCATGCGCGGACCCAAGAAGGGCTCGCGATTCACACGCGCGGAGCGGGACATCCTGCTCACAGATGGTGTCGCCACCCTAGAGACCGGCGCTGACGGCAGCCTGCGCATCTGCAGATGCGTCACCACGTACCAGACCAACGCTCTCGCGATCCCTGACACGGCGCTGCAAGAGCTCCAGACAGTCAGATTGCTCAGCGCGATTCGATACAGCGCACGCACGCGAATAGGCTTGAAATTTGCGGGATTTTCGCTCGCGAGCAACGGTACCGTCATCCCACCAGGTCAGCCGATCGCCACGCCTAACACCGTGCGCAGCGAGCTGATCGCACTATTTCTAGATTGGACTGCATTGGGCTGGGTGGAGGGGATCGATCAGTTCAAATCTGAATTGATTGTGGAGCGCAACGGCAGCGATCCGAATCGACTCGACGTGGTGCTGCCCCCCGATTTGATCAACTCGCTGCTAGTCACGGCGATCAAGATCTCGTTCAGAAAGTAGGTTCGCCATGGCTGAGCAAGTCACAGGTACAGTTGTGGTCCGCATGGACAATCTCAGCCTTCGGTCGAAGGCTGGCGCCAAGCTTGCGTTGGGCGGATTCGAGCGATCTGCGGAGTACGCGGATGGCGCCGTGATCGGCTACAGTGAGCGCCCAATCGCAGCTACGATCTCATGCACGCTCGTGCTAACAAGCACGAGCGATCTGGACGCAGTGAACAGCGCGACGAACGTGTCACTTTTGTTCGAGTGCGACAATGGTATCACATACTTAGTCGCGAACGCATTTTCGACAAAGCCCCCGGAAATCACCGGGGGCAACGGAGAAGTTTCAGTAGAGTTCGCAGGTCAGCCCAGCGTGAGGACCCTGTGAGATCAGTGAAGCTCACACGCCCGATCCGCGAGACTGTCACTCAGTCTGAGATCTCACAGGTCACGTTCCGCCGTGAGTACCTCAGCGCTGGCGACCTGTTGCGCGCGCGGCGCGCATCCACGAGCAAAGACGAATTCGAAATCTCGCTGCACCTCTACGCTTCGGTTCTCGGACTAGACGTCCGAGATGTCGAGCAGATGGACGTCATGGACATTGACGCGATCGACGCAGCGATCGCGGAGATGCGAAGCCCAAAAGTTTGAGTCAGGCGCTCACGGACGTGAGCGTCTGCATGCTTGCTTTTTCTTGGCCCCCCCAGGCCTTTGACGAGCTATCCTTCAGCGAGCTCCGAGATTACGCGGAGCTCGCTGAAATCAAGCTGAAACACGCGCATGGCTGACACCAGACTCGGCGTAGAGATCGCGATCCGGACCACCGGCATCGATGCCGCGAAGTCTACGGCCGAGCTACTCTCTCGTGTAGCCCGTAACGCTAGCTCCGCAGCTGCCGCCAACACGAATGCAGCTGCGGTGACCACCCGCGCTGGCGCCGCGGCAGCCGCAGCTAGCGCACGGATGGGCGCAGCGGCTTCGGCCGCGGCCGGCGCAGCCGAGCGCGCGGCGGTGCGACGCGCGCTCGCCGCCGAGCGTGCGGCGGCGGCTGAGCTGCGAGCGCAGAATCAGCTGTCCGCCGCGTGGCACGCGGACCAGTACCGACGCCGTGACGCCGTCCGCCGCGCGCGACGGGAGGGTGCGACGCTAGCAGGCCGGGACACCAGCGATAGCTTCCTCACAGGTCACGGATTCGCGACTCGGTCACGGCAGCTACTAGGCGTAGCTCGTGACGTGTCAGTCGCCGGCATGGGCGCTGCGATGGCAGTGCGCGGGGCAGCGGCGATGGCAGGCGGGCTGTTCAGACCGATGCTACAGCTCGAGACCACGATGGCAGAGCTGGCCGTCAAGGGCGGGCTCAATCGGGCGCAGTCGTCGGATGTCGAGCGCGTAGTGCGCAGCGTAGGCAAATCGTCGGGCTTCGGCGCCGTGGCCGCTGGTCAGGCTGGAGTGGAGCTAGCTGCGGCGGGCATCACCGGCGTCAGCGATCTTAGCTCTGCGATCCCGACTACGCTGAGACTCGCGAGGGCAGACAAGAGCCTCGGCGGAACAGGCGCGGCAGCGTCGACGCTAGTGCAGACAGCATCGCAGTTCGGCTTGACCGCTACTGCGTTCGAGTCGATCGGCGACAAGATGGTCAAGGCTGCTGACTCGAGTACAGTCAGCGTACGAGACCTCAGCGAGTCACTCACAGAGATCGGCGCGGTGTCACACGGCGCGGGGATCTCGCTGGAGGAGACGCTCGGCACTCTCGCGCTGCTCGGCAAAGCTGGCGGTATCGAGGGCTCGAAAGCTGGCACGGGGCTCAAGGCCGTTGTGAGCAATCTCGTGAAGCCTACGAGGCAGACACTAGGGGGTCTGGCTAGCGTTGGAATCACGGAAAAACAAGCGCAAAACGCGCTGCAAGATCTCCCGGCATTTTTCAAAATGCTCAATGACAAAATGGACGCGCGCAAGATGACAGCAGCGCAGCGGGCCAAGGTCATGTTCACAATTTTCAAGCAGGAGGGCGCGAGCGCGGCGAACACGCTCTCGCAAAACACCGAAGCGTGGCGACAGATGACGCGCGAGGTGTCTGGTGCAGACGGTCAGCTAGCGACCGTCTCTGAGGCTCTCGAGAGCACCACCGAGGGAGCGCTAATGCGCTTCCGCGCGGCCGTAGACGATGCGAAAATCTCGCTCGCAGACAGGCTCGCTCCGACGCTGACTCGCACGCTGCCCGACGCCACGAGGATCGCAACGGGCGCGATCGGCCTGATCGGCGACAACCTCACGGCGATCTCAGTGATCGGCGGGACGGTCGGCGCGGCGTGGTCCGTGTCGATGCTCGCGAGCGCTGGCACTGCGCTGGCCACGGGATTCACCGCGATCGGCGGGAGTGCCACGATGCTCACCGCGGCGACTGCGGCGGGCACCACGTTCGGCGCCACGTTCGCGGCCTCAATGATGGCGGCTGTCGCTGGCTACGCCGGTGTGACTGCGCTACTCGGGGTGACCGAGGATGCGCAGGGGAATAATGCGATGCACCGACTGGGTGCGCGATATTCCGATCTGTTCGCGGGTCGCGAATCTGCGCCCGTGGCGACGCACCGCGGGCTGACTGCGGGGGCGCCGGGGGCTGTCGATCCCATGACGTCAGATCTGCCCGGAATGAGCGCCGGGGCCGGGTATTCAGAGGAGCAGCGCGCTACTATTTTCGTGCGCGTGGATGACGACGGTAAGCCGCGGCTGCGCACGGAATCGCGAGGCAAAGTGGCGCTGAAGCTCGGAGCCAATCCCGGCGGGATCGGAAAATTCGAATGACGATCCGAGGATCATTTCGCGGCATAGATTTTTTCACCTCGGAGACATCCACGCAGGCGGGTCAGCGACGCGCTGTCTACGAGATCCCGTATACGCGGGGGGGCGTGGTGTCTATCGATCAGGGCAGACGCGCTCGCCGATTCCACCTGTCCGTATTTTTTCTCGGCGACGATGTAGAGGCGCAGGCCAAGTCGCTGATCACAGCGCTAGAGCAGCCGGGGCCGGGGCTGCTCGTGCATCCATACCTCGGACGCGTGATGGTGATTCCATCTGCGGACATCTCTGTCCACACGACCGTGGCGCGGCTGCGGAAGGTAGAGATTTCGTTCGACGCGATCGAATCTGTGCAGCCAGCGCCAACGCAAGCGGACGGAGCCACTGCCGCAAAAAAGAGTGCGGCATTGCGCGCGGCAGATCGCGTGCGTGTCGATGCGACCAAGCAGTTCGGGGCCTCTTGGGATCTGACAGGAGTCAGTGAGTTCGTGCGCGCCGCGAATCTGGCGAGCGTGACGAACGTGATGACGAATTTAGCCAAGGTGGCCAACACGATCAGCGCTCTGCTCAGCGTGCCCGGCACCATCGCACAGGAGCTCGACCGGATCAGTCTGCAGATCGTCACGATGTACTCCACTCCGGCGCTGCTAGTGGCAGCGCTGCAGCACGCGAGCGCCGTGGTCTACGCTGCGCTGGACAGGGTGGCCGGCGAGGTCGGCGAGGATGTGACACTCGCCTCGGGCGAGGCTACCGCGACAGCGATCCCTCTCACGTCCCGTAGAGAGTCTGTAGTCCACGCGGCACTGACGTCAGATCTGACTAGCGGAGACGACCCGATCAGCACACGGGACACTGCGATGAGGACCGCGCAGCGCGCGAACTTCGCGGCGCTACGGCAGTCGGTCTACGCGACTGCGATCGCAGACATCGCGAGCGTAGCCAGCGGTGTGGACTGGCCTAGCACGGCGGATAATACGGCTATCCGAGATGCGCTGATGTCCGCGCTAGACGATCTACTGCTCGACGAGCTAGTGCCGGATATGGTCGACTCTCTAGAGGCGCTGAGATCTGCTACGTGGTCACGATTCACCCGCGTGGGCACGACGCTGACTGAGTACACACCGCTGACAGAGCTGCCAGCCAGCGTGATCGCGTACGAGCTCTACGGCGATGCAGAGCGCGCGGATGAGATCGTCGATCGCAACGCCATCGCGCACCCCAGTGCGGTGCCCGGTGGCGTGACACTCACGGTGCTGTCGTCATGATCGTGGTAGTAGACTCAGAGCGATTCGACAGCTGGACGTCACTCACCGTGACGCGCTCTCTCGACACGATGGTGCACTCGTTCGATCTAGACTACTCAGACCAGTGGGCTGAGTCCGGTGCGGAGCGAGTGTCAGTGCTCGGATCGGCGCTGGAGATCTCGGAGGGCACAGAGCGAGTGCTCACGGGGTACGTAGACCAGACGCGATACGTAGTGAGTGACGGCTCAGTGGCGGGGTCTACGCAGGGGCGATCGCTGACTGGCGATCTCGTAGACTGTAGCGTCGTGCACGCCACAGGTCATTGGGCGAGTCAGACCGCCTCGCAGATCATCCGGGACGTGACTGCACCGTTCGAGATCTCTGTCGAGATCGATCCCGAGATCGTAGACACGACGCGGCTGCCACGTATGGATATCTGGCCCGGGGACACTGTCTTCGGCGTGGTGGACAAGCTGTGCAGGCTGCGTGGGTGGCTCCCGACCAGCACTCCGCTCGGTGGTCTGCGAATCACACGCGTGCGCAAAAACTACGGCGCGCGCGCGGTCACGATGGATCTGTCGCAGGTGCTCTCCCGAGAGTACGCTGCGAGTACTAGCGAGCTGTACTCAGAGTACACGGTGCTATCTCAGACCCACGCTGCTGACGTCGGCGATGGCGCGCGGCGCACGATAGAAGAGCACGCATCATACGCCGACAAATCTGTAGCGCGCTACCGTCCCCTCGTCACGCGAGCCAGCACAGGCGCCAAGTCTTCGCATCTCCGAGACGTAGCGCAGTGGACAGCTAATCAGCGCGTCGCTGCCAGCGAGCGGCTGGTCTACGAGGTGGCGGGTACGCTGGCGCCGAATGACGCCACGTGGTACCCAGGGTGGAGCATCTACGTGCGAGATGACGTGATGGGCGTCGATGGCATCTACCTACTGGCGTCCGCACGGATCTCAGCGCGCGCGGAGAGTCTGACTACACAGCTGCAGCTGGTCTGGCCCGAGTCGTATTCTATCGAGCCGACAGAGCAGCGCAGACCTAGGATCGTCCAGCGCAGGGGGCGTCGCTAGTGGACTACATCTCACGTGCGAGAGTCGCGGTCACGTCTACCGTCTACGGGCTGGCGCGTAGGTACACTGTGGCGTGGCGCGCATTTCGCGAGTCTCGCGGCGTCGAGTATTTTCAGCCGCAGGGGTTGCATTTTAACCTTCCAGCCGACGCCGTGGGCGTGCTCTTAGCACCGAGCGGTGACCCCAGTGCGAGCGTGCTCGTGTCTGCCAGCGGGCCGCTCCCGACTGTGGGGGGCGGCGAGGGTACGGCGGTAGCTGGCGAGGGCGGTCTGCACTACCTAGGCGCGTGGCGCGTGTATCTAGATTCGGGTGGACGAGTGCACCTCGGCTCGCACAGCGCCAGCGACTGGGTGGCGAGATCTAGTCTGACTGACGCGAGGCTAGACTCCCTGCGCAGCGATATCGCTGCGCTCAAGAGCGCCACGCAGGCGGCGCTCGTATCACTGGACGTGGCCGTGCCGACTAGCGCGACGTTCATCGCCTCGACGGCCGCCGTGCCCCACGCACTCGCGACGGTCGCGAGTTCTGTCGCGAAGACTGACTGACCATGCCACAAATCGAGATCCGATCCGAATCCATCGACCTCTACGATCTGTCGCTAGACTCGGACGCTGGCGACCATCTATCGACGTCCGACGCATGGAGTACGCCCGTATTAATCTCGCTGATGACGGATCGTCGTGC